TACAACGTGCGCCAGAGCGCAGAGTATTCTACGTTGATGTGGGTAACATGCCATCACACCTTGCTATGCAATTTGTTGAACGTGTTAAAACGGAAATTCATCAAAGACGAATCCCATCGGCAACAGGTGGAGGCACAAATGTTATAGACAGTTCATACAATCCTCTGTCAATTAATGAAGATTACTTTTTTCCACAAACAGCAGAAGGTCGTGGTTCAAAAGTTGAAACATTACCGGGTGGTACTAATCTAGGAGAAATTGATGACCTTAGATACTTTACTAATAAGCTAGTTCGCGGACTACGTATTCCTTCAAGCTACTTACCAACAGGTGGTGACGATGCAACGTCATCATATAATGACGGCAGAGTAGGTACAGCATACATACAAGAATTACGCTTTAATACATACTGTGAACGCTTGCAAGGTCTTATTATAGAAGAGTTTAATCAAGAATTTAAGAGATACTTGTTAGAAAAAGGTGTAAACATTGATACAGCAATGTTTGACTTAGAATTTGAACCACCACAAAACTTTGCAGCATATAGGCAATCAGAACTTGATAATGCTCGTGTACCAACATTTACACAAATGAGTGCTATACCATATGTGTCAAATAGATTTGCAATGAAACGTTTCTTAGGAATGAGTGCAGAAGAGATTGCTGAAAATGAAAGATTGTGGAAAGAAGAAAACGACGAGACGTTAGGAGCACCAGAAGGTGATGCAAGCGCAGAGATGCGTGGAGCAGGAATTAGTTCAGCAGGAATTAGTGCTGACATTGATGGTGCTGAAGATATTGCAATGGATGGTGAAGAGCCTGAAATTGGCACAGAAGCAGCACCACCGGAAACTGCAACTGGAGGTGAAACTACACCTGGTGCGGCACCGGCAACTGACCAAACGATATAAATACTATTATGATATTGAGAGAATTATTTTATTACGATAAAGAAACTGTTGAGCCTGTAGAGGATAACCGATACGAGCCACAGTATGACGATTCGATTGTTGATCTTGACGATACAAGAAAGACAAGACTCACCCTACGCCAAATTAACCGTGCAAGGAAAGCAAGCGAGCTACATACAAATGAGAAAGCTGACGAATTAGACTTCGTAAGACAAATGTATGGAATAGCAGCGCAAGCGGCCGCTGCCGGTGTTTAATGGCGAAACTAGACAAGACTAAGTATTCAAAAGAAGAAGCTGCACGTTTAATGGAAATTAGGCGTCTAGAAAAAATTTCTCGCGAGAAAAAAGAAGTGTTTGCTACACGCACTCAGCCAATTAAGTTTATTAACGATGAACCTGTTGACATTGATCGGTTTAGACACAACCAACTAAACGCATTTATATTAGGCAATGGCACAAGTCGATCAACAATAGAATGTGAAGAACTAAAAAAGTACGGTCCAATATATGGATGTAATGCTTTATATAGAACATTTCGTCCAGATTACTTAGTTGCTGTTGATGTAAAGATGGTATTAGAAATTAGTAAATCAATGTATCAACACAAAAATCAAGTGTGGACAAATCCAAACAACTCGTACAACGGTCTACAAAAATTAAACTTCTTCCAACCAAGCAAAGGATGGTCAAGCGGTCCAACAGCACTATGGTTATCTGCACAACATCGTCATAAGAAAATTTATATACTAGGTTTTGATTATAAAGGGCTAAAAGAAGGGCAAAAGTTTAATAACATATATGCTGATACTCCTAACTACAAACAGTCACAAGATGGTGCAACATTTTTTGGAAATTGGTTGCGACAAACTGTAAGTGTAGTAAAAGAACATACAGAAACTCAGTTTATACGTGTAATAGCACCAGATAATTATTGCCCTGAAGAACTAAATAAACTTGTGAACTACAGTACAATTACTGTAGAAGAGTTTAAAAATCAGTTTGTTTTAGTCTGATCTCTTCAAAACGGCTCGTTTTGAGCCTATTTCTATACACTTTTTCCCATATATGTTAAATACAATTGACAGCCTTACCATAGGTACAACAATTTATAGGAGAAAATAATGGCGAGTAACAAATTTGAAGAAATGCTCGAGAAACTTGTTAATGAAGACAAGGCAGGAGCAGAAGAACTATTTCACGAAATAGTTGTAGAAAAATCAAGAGACATTTACGAAGGTCTATTAGAAGCTGATTTAGAAGTAGATGAAGCTGACGACGAAGAAGTAGATGAAGCATCAGACGAAGAAGTTGACGAGTCAGACGATGACGAAGTAGATGAAGCATCAGACGAAGAAGTTGACGAGTCAGACGATGACGAAGTTAACGAAGACTTTAACTTAGACGAATTTGAAGTTGAAGGTGGTGATCCAGCAGACAATATGATGGACAAAATGGGCATGGACATGGACATGGGCGGCGACGAAGAAGGCGGCGACATGGATATGGATATGGATGCTGAAGGCGGAGAAGAAGAAATTGAAGATCGTGTAGACGATTTAGAATCTGCCCTAGATGACCTTAAAGCAGAATTTGAAAAAATGATGGGTGGCGACGACGAAGAAGGCGACATGGACATGGAAGAACCAGAAGGTGACGAAATGGATATGGACGCTGAAGAAGAGTCAGTAGCTTTTGAAGCAACAGACGAAGAAGTCGACGAAGCATCAGATGAAGAAGTTGATGAATCAGACAAAGAAACTGAAGAATCAACCAAATCAGAAGCAGAACAAATGCGTGAATATGTTGAAAAAGTACAAGCTAAAATGGGCGACAACGGTGCAAACACTACGTCAACTGTAGCTAGTGCAAACAACATGGGCGGAACTGCTTCTAACTTGGCACAGGCTGGAACAGAAGCTGGAACAGAAGCCGGAGCAGGAAGTACAATTAAAGGTAATGCTTTAAGTGATACAAGCGCAAAGGATATGAGCACTAAGAACGTTAACGTTCCTGGTGGTAAAGCAGGAAAGTCCAACAAAAATATGCCAAAAGGCCACGGCGCTGAGAAAAAAGGCGCAGGCGACACGGCTGCTAATAAAAAGCCTATAATAGGCGGCTAAACTAGTTAGGAAATTCTAATATGATAAACTTACGAGAGCATCTGACATTCGACCAGGCTAACATAGTCGTTGAGTCTACCGATAACGCCATCGGGGGCAAAGATCTTTATATGAAAGGTATTTGCATACAAGGCGGGGTGCGTAATGCAAACCAACGTGTATATCCTGTAAACGAAATTGGTAGGGCTGTCAAAACTCTCAATGATCAAATCACTGGAGGATATTCAGTTCTCGGAGAAGTTGATCATCCTGAAGGACTTAACATAAACTTAGACCGCGTGAGTCATATGATCAACGAATGTTGGATGGATGGCGCAAACGGTTATGGTAAATTAAAAATTCTACCAACTCCGATGGGACAGTTAGTGAGCACTATGATACAAAATGGTGTAAAGCTAGGTGTTTCATCGCGTGGTAGTGGTAATGTATCAGAGGACGGAAGTAATGAAGTTTCTGATTTTGAAATAATCACCGTGGATGTTGTGGCACAGCCCAGCGCCCCTGGTGCATATCCTACACCAATATACGAGCATTTGATGAATGCACGTGGAGGGATGAAGGCATACGAATTAGCACAGGCAACAAAACACGACCCAAAGGCCCAAAAGTACTTAAAAGAATCTCTGGTTAATATAATCAGTAGACTCCAATAAAAGGAGAAAAATATGTTGGACGCACTTAAAACACTTTTTGAAAACGATGTAGTTTCCGAAGAAGTTCGTGCTGAAATCGAAACCGCCTGGGATAGCAAAATCAAAGAGAATAAGCAGTCAGTTACTGCTGAACTTCGCGAAGAGTTTGCAAAAAAATACGAGCATGATAAGTCAACTATGGTTGAAGCTATCGATGCTATGTTATCAGAACGTTTAGATGCAGAAATTAATGAGTTTGCTGAAGATCGCAAACAATTAGCAGAAGCCAAAGCAAAATTTGCAGTAGCACAACGTGAAAACGCTGATCTACTAAAAGGGTTTGTTATGGAATCGCTAAAGAAAGAAGTTTCTGAACTGCATGAAGATCAAAAAGCAGTATCTGAGAAATTCAGTATGCTTGAGAACTTTATAGTTGATGCACTTGCAAAAGAAATTGCAGAGTTCCACGAAGACAAAAAAGATTTAGCTGAAACTAAGGTAAAACTTATTAGAGAAGCTAAAAATAAATTTGCTGAAGTCAAAAAAGACTTTATAGCGAAAAGTGCTAACAAAGTATCTTCAATAGTTGAAAGAACCCTTAAAGGTGAAATTGGCGCATTAAAAGAAGATATTGAAGAAGCACGTAAGAACGACTTCGGTCGCAAGATGTTTGAAGCATTTTCATCAGAGTATGCAACAAGCCATTTAAATGAAAAATCAGAAGTTGCAAAACTTATGAATGTAGTGGCAGTTAAAGACAAACAACTAGTTGAAGCTAGAACCTTTGCAATAAAAGCAAAGAACTTAGCCGAGGCTAAAGCGAAAGAAGTTAAGCGAATGGCACTGATCGCTGAGCGCAAAGATACAATTGATGAGCTTTTGACTCCTTTAAACAAGGGTCAAAAAGAAATCATGACAGATTTACTGGAATCAGTTCAGACTAACAGACTACAATCTGCGTTTGACAAATACCTACCGGCAGTTATCGACGGTAAAACTCCAGCGAAGCAGAAGGCAGTTATAACAGAAGGCACAGAAATTACAGGCAATAGAAACCAAAATAATAACGTTAGTTCAAAAGCTGAAGCCGACAATGTCATTGACATCCGTCGTTTAGCTGGTTTAAATTAAGGAGATAATTATGTCAGAACTACTAGAAAGTCGCTGGCAGGATACAAAAAGCGCACTTCTTGAAGGCCTTCACGGCACAAAGAAATCTGTAATGTCAGCTACACTGGAAAATACACGTAAGTATTTGTCAGAAACAGCAGGCGCAGGCGCAACATCTGCCGGTAATGTCGCAACTCTTAACAGAGTAATCCTACCCGTCATCAGACGTGTAATGCCAACAGTTATAGCTAATGAGCTAGTTGGTGTTCAGCCTATGACAGGCCCAGTGGGCCAAATCCATACATTGCGTGTTCGTTATAGCGATACACAAAATGCTACGGGAACAGCAAATGATGTAACAGCAGGGGATGAGGCTTTAAGTCCATTTAAAATTGCTGAAGCATATTCCGGTGACGGAACTGCTGGTAAAGCAGCATCTACTGCCGCTTTAGAGGGTGCAGCTGGAAACAGACTAAGCATTCAAATCTTAAAGCAAACAGTAGAAGCAAAATCCAGAAAGCTATCAGCTCGCTGGACATTTGAATCTGCTCAAGACGCTCAGTCAATGCATGGCATTGATGTAGAAGCTGAAATCATGGCCGCTTTAGCACAAGAAATTACTGCTGAAATCGACCAAGAAGTACTTGGAAGTTTAACTGCATTAAGCGGCACAGCCGTTGAAGCATACGACCAATCAGCAGTAAGCGGTACAGCTACTTTTGTTGGTGACGAACATGCAGCACTTGCAGTTCAGATCAACAGAGCAAGCAACTTGATTGCACAGCGTACACGTAGAGGCGCAGGTAACTGGGCAGTGGTATCACCATTTGCACTAACTATCCTACAGTCAGCTACAACTTCAGCGTTCGCAAGAACAACAGAAGGTACATTCGAAGCACCAACTAACACTAAAATGGTTGGTACATTGAACAATGCAATGAAGGTATACGTTAACACATACAGTGCAGATAGTGCACCTGTGCTTATCGGTTACAAGGGATCAAGCGAATCAGACGCAGCAGCGTTTTATTGCCCATATATCCCACTAATGTCAAGTGGCGTTGTACTAGATCCAACATCATTCGAACCAGTTGTGAGTTTCATGACACGTTACGGATATGTTGAGTTAAACAACACTGCAAGTTCATTGGGTAATGCAGCAGATTACTTAGCGAATGTAAGTATTGATAATACTACAGCAAGCTTCAAGTAAGTTTACTTTACTTAAAACGAAAATAGGCTCCTTAGGGGGCCTATTTTTTTGACTAAATATTATTACGTTCAGGCATACAGCCCGGGAGTAGCATAAGCGAAGGAACGCCCTTAACCCTTTAACGAGGAGAGTGTAATGGATAATTATACGCTTTGGTGCTTTCGACGAATCATTAAACAGCACCATA